GTTTTTAGACAAAATGAGCGAGTTGTACTACGAGGGCACTCCTGCTATCTCTGATGCAGAGTTTGACCTATTAGCTGACAAACACAACTACAGTAAAGTGGGTTACGTTGTTACAGATGCGATTTCGCACGTGTACCAGATGTACTCCTTACAGAAGTGTTTCGATATTACTAAAGCTCCTCTTGACGTAAACTCTTGTGTAGCTAGTCCTAAATTGGATGGAGCAGCAGTCTCTTTGCTGTATGTAGACGGCAACCTTGAACTCGCCCTCACTCGTGGGGACGGTATTCAGGGTAGAGACATCACTGATAAAATGCGTATGCTAGTCCCTACGGAGATTAGAAATACTGGATTGATTCAGGTAACAGGGGAAGTTGTTGCCCCTAAAGAGATACCCAACGCTCGTAACTTTGCGGCAGGTGCTTTAGGCTTAAAGAGTTTGACTGAGTTTTCTACTCGGCCTCTCGTCTTTGTTGCCTATGATGCGTTGCCTCGACAAGCCTCTCACTATGAAGGGTCTATGACTGTTCTTAGAATGATGGGTTTGAGAGAAGTTACAACTTTTGACTGTTCACGTTACCCAACGGATGGCGTGGTCTACAGGTTGAAAGACTCAGTTGAATTTGAGCGCTTGGGTCATACTTCTAAACACCCCCGAGGTGCCTTTGCTCTGAAAGAACAGGCAGAGGGGGTGGAGACAACTCTTATTGATGTAGTGTGGCAGCTTGGTAAAAGCGGTGTTGTCAGTCCAGTAGCGATCCTAGATCCTATTGAAATTGGAGGCGCAACTGTATCAAGAGCTACTCTGCACAATATTGAGTACATACGAGACCTAAACCTAGAGATAGGATGTCGAGTATCTGTCATAAGGTCGGGGGAGATAATTCCTAGGATCATTGGACGTGTTGAAAAATAGTTCTTGACAGAAACCTTAAAGTTCCGTATAATACTTATTCAATTTCAGAGGAATACAAATGACTAAAATCGAAGCTCCAACAAACTGCCCTAGCTGTAGTTCGGTGTTAGAAGAAGTCAATTATCTTCTGTATTGTAGAAATCCGCAATGCGGAGAAAAAGTTCTCAAACTCATCGAACACTTTGCTAAGACTCTGAAGATCAAAGGTCTCGGGCCTGCAACAGTAGCCAAGCTAGATATTGTCTCCCTAGAGGAACTTTACTCTTTGACTTGTGACGAAATTGCAGACCAGATCGGATCTGAAGTACTCGCGGTAAAGTTAGTAGATGAATTGAGACGTTCTCAAACTGCACCACTAAATGTATTATTACCTGCCTTCAGCATACCGTTGATAGGCAAGTCAGCCTCGGAAAAGCTTTCCAAAGTCTGCAATGATATTGAAGAAATAGACTACGAAATGTGCCGACAGGCCGGACTTGGTGATAAAGCAGCCACTAATTTATGTAAGTGGGTAGACGAAGAGTTCTATCAGGTATCGCTGCTACCATTTAGTTTTAAGTTTGAAACAATAACACAACCAACCACAACCCACGGCACGGTTTGTATTAGTGGTAAACTTACCAGTTACAAAACTAAAGCCGAGGCTCATAACAAACTTCAAGAGCTTGGTTATGTGGTCAAGACAAGTTTGACAAAAGATGTCACAATTCTGGTAAACGAAAGCGGTATAGAATCCGCTAAAACAAAGAAAGCCAGAGACTCTGGCGTTCAAATCATAACTAACCTTTTAGAATTTATTGGAGAATAAATAACATGGCACTACCTAAGTGGACTGACGAGCGAACAACCGCTCTTACTGATTTTGTAGGTGATGAATCACCTGTATCCCAAGCTACTGTTGCAGAAGCAGCAGACCAGCTTGAAACCTCTACCCGTTCTATCTCTAGCAAACTGCGAAAGATGGGTCACGAAGTAGAACTGGCTTCTGCCAGCGCAACTCGAGCGTTTACCGATGCTCAAGAAGCAACCCTCTCTGCTTTTGTCTCTGACAACAGTGGTGAGTACACTTATGCTGAAATCGCAGGTCATTTCGAAGATGGCGCTTTTTCACCTAAGTCAATCCAAGGCAAGATTTTGTCTATGGAACTTACTGGACACGTTAAGCCTGCTCCTAAAGTTGAAGCTGTACGCACGTACTCTCCTTCTGAAGAAGAGACTTTCGTTTCTATGGTACAAGACGGTGCTTTCGTAGAAGCTATTGCTTCTGCCTTGGATCGTTCTGTAAACTCTGTACGTGGTAAGGCTCTTAGCCTTCTTCGTTCTGGAGACATTGACGCTATTCCTCGTCAAGAGACTACCAAAGGCGCATCTAAAGAAGATCCTTTAGCTGAGCTAACTGATATTGGTAGCATGGGTGTTGAAGATATCGCTGAAGCGATTGGCAAAACTGCTCGTGGCGTCAAGACTATGCTAACTCGTCGTGGCCTTTCAGCCGCTGACTATGACGGCGCTTCTAAGAAAGAGAAAGCATCTGCTTAATCTGTCTTAGTTTTTAAAGGCAGGCTCTACGGGGTCTGCCTTCATCTTTAATTTCGGGGGAAATTTTTTTGAACATCGCAAGTGCGTTGATAAAGCAAGTGCTCGCGCTCCAAGACTTTCAGACTTGGAGTGTTACGCATAAGCATTATTTGCCCAGTGAGTATCATAGCCTGTATAAGGTTATCGATAAGCACTGCGAAGATTTTCATAAAATGCCCACGATTGAAGATTTAAAGTTTGAGATTCGGGACTCAGGTACTCGTGAAAAGCTATACGCTATTGAAGCAGTCGAGGTCGATGCAGACCCTCATATGCTTCTCGAGTATCTGAAGAACGAATACACTCAAAAAGAAATTCTGGACTCGCTAGAAGATTATGTAGAGAACTCTGTTGCATTCGAGAATGCTCAGGAATCTGTAAATCATCTTCACCAAATCGTACTCGATGTCGAAGACAAGGTTGATTTGGAAGATCCGCAGGAAAGTATGCAACGTATTGAACTGTTCGAGCCAGAAGAAGATTTAGCTAAGTACATGAAACTCGGACTCAATGAAGAGTATGATTACGAAATACAGTTCTCCCCCCGAGATCTTGTTATGGTTGGTGGTCGCCGAGGTGCTGGTAAATCTGTTATCTGTGCAAACATTGCGAACGCAGTGTACGCCAGTGGTAAGTCGGCTATGTATTTCACTATTGAAATGGATAGCCGGTCTATACTACAAAGATGCTGTTCCATCGCTACCGAAGTTCCCTTTGCTCGTCTACGTACTCAGAACCTGAGTATTACCGAGTGGGAGAAAGTAGCAAACTGGTGGGCAGCTCGTTATGTTGATGGGCAAGACCGTTTGAAGGAATATAATACACATCGTGACTTTAATAAGTTGCACACATCACTAAAGACACAGCATGAGCTTCTCCCGACTCAGCAGCTGGACGTAGTGTATGATCCTGCACTTACTCTCTCCAAGATCCGTGCCGAGCTTGACAAAAAAGTCAAACCTCTGGGTGTTGGTGTCATTATTGTAGATTATATTAATCAGGTAAAGCGGTCGAGTCTTCCCTCTCGTGGAGGGCAGTATGACTGGACAGAACAGATTGAAGTAAGTAAGGCTTTGAAGTCTATGGCACAAGAGTATGATTGTACAGTATTTTCACCTTATCAGACAGACGCAAGTGGTGAAGCACGATTCGCTAAAGGTATTCTTGATGCGGCAGATGCTGCATATACACTAGAAACCTGGGATCACGAAGATGCGTGTATTACACTAAACTGTGTAAAGATGCGATCAGCTTCCATGAAGTCATTCACTTCAGCAGTAGATTGGGATAGCCTAAAGATTGGCCCTGAATCTGCTATGACTCCTAAAGAGAAAGAAGATTCTTCGCACAAAACCGGCGAAGAAATTAATGATCTTTAAAAATATTTCTTGACATCTTACCTTCTTTTGCGTATAATATACGGATACTTTAAAGGAGAGAAAGCATATGGCACTTACATTCGGTAGTTTACGACATACTACGTCTGGTAGAAAGCGTAAGCCTTTGCCCAAAGCAAAGCGATACACGCCAAAGTTTGAGGAACTAGAGACAAAGAAAGTATACAGGAGAGAGACTCCTTATTATCCCTCCGCGCAGGCAAAAGATGTATATAAGCCTGCCCCAGACACTTCTTATAAAGTAGAAGAGTCTAAGAATTTTACGATTGCACCTGCCTATAACAAGGGTGCATATCAAGTTATTAATCGAAGTAACATAAAGGACATTGGTCGGTGACAGTAGAAGAACTATTAACTTCTAGACAAGTATATTTTATACCGAAAGGCGGAGACTGCTTAGTTAGCTGTCTTAGCCCTGATCATGCAGATCGTAACCCTAGTATGCGTATTGATCGCATTACAGGAATATTTCAGTGTTTCTCTTGTGGATTCAAGGGAAACATTTTCACCCATTTCGGGGAGAAGGCAAACCACTTACAAGTAAGACGAGAATTACTCAAAAAAAATATTAGAGAGAAAAGGTCTGAAAGTGTCGGTTTGTCTTTTCCTCGGAATCTTTCCAACTATGCAGGTAATTGGAGAGATATTAAACCCGAGACGTATAAAAGATTTGAAGCGTTTCAACACCATGACCCTGATTACATTGGTCGTATTGTATTTCCAGTACGAGATATATCAGGGCGTATCGTAGCATTCAACGGTCGTCATACTACAGGCGGAACGCCTAAGTATATGATCTCGCCTGCGGGTGCGAAGATGCCGTTGTTCCCTGTAGTAGAGCCGATACAAGGTTCTGTTATTCTAGTAGAAGGTATATTTGATATGATAAACCTTCACGACAAGGGTCTTACCAATGCAGTTTGCTGCTTTGGTACAAAGAATATTAACGAAGATAAACTTAGTATGCTTTCTATACAAGGTGTAGAAGAGATAGTAGTATTCTTCGATGGAGATGATGCGGGACAGAATGCCGCAAAAGATGTAAAAGAAATGGTTGAACGAGTGGGTTTGACCTCAAGAAATGTAAGTCTTTCGGGTAGAGATCCCGGAGCCTTGCCCCTACAAACTGTACAAAAACTAAAGAGTAAGATATATGCCTAAAGTTGCATTAGTAGAAACTAAACCAAGTAGAACAAATTTTAAGAAAGAATTTGATGATGAGTTTGAGTTTGACCAGTTCCAACTGTGTTCAGACCCAGGCATCAAGAAAGTACTGAAGCGAGACTGCGACATTGATATGAATCCAGACGAATACGATTGGATAATCCTTGTCGGTAGTGATGCGCTCAAATACTACACACCGATCAATTCGGTAACAGAATACTCTGGCAAGAAAGTAGAAGAAAAGTTCTTGCCTATCATTAACCCTGCCATGCTCGCGTTTAAGCCAGAGGCACAGCGCACATGGGACGACTCTAAGCAAAGTATACTAGAGTACATTACCGGAAGCAAAGAAGACACAGTAATTACAGAGTACAACGCTTGGGGCATACAAGATACGGAGGAAGCCAATGCTTTTATACGCGCTGCTATTTCTGCCCCTCTGCCTTATGTTGCTCTTGACTCGGAAACAACAGGACTATATCCACGTGATGGCCATATGCTTGGCATCAGTCTTAGCTATGAGGCTGATCGTGGGGCTTACATAGATACTGAATGTTTCGATGAAGAGACAGAAGCACTACTACAGCAGTTGTTTAACGAAAAGACAGTAATCTTTCACAATGCAAAGTTCGATATGGCATTCTTTGAGTATCATTTCAACTTTGACTTTCCAAACTTTGAAGATACTATGTTACTGCACTATTTGATTGATGAGAACCCAGGTACTCACGGTCTAAAGCAGTTATCTATGAAGTATACAAAGTACGGAGACTATGAGAAGCCCATGTACGATTGGATAGACAACTATCGCAAACAGCATGGCATTCTTAAAGGCGATTTCAACTGGGGCGATATTCCCTTTGAAATTATGAAACTTTATGCTGGAATGGATGCAGCCTGTACGTTCTTAATTTACGAAAAATTCGTAAAGATTAAGCAAAACAAGCGTCTTGCAAAGGTATACGATAACATATTAATTCCCGGATGTAGGTTTTTGACTGACATTCAAGACAATGGTGTGCCTTTTGACAAGCTACGTCTAGTGAAGTCTCAGTCTCTCATGCAGGAGCAGATAGATGAAGCTGTAGCAGAGATGTACAAAGAACCTGCCATTCGTAAATTTGAAGAGCTAAATGGAAAAGACTTTAATCCTAATTCTACTGTTCAACTTCGTAGTCTGTTGTTTGACTTCGTTGGCCTCAATCCAACTGGTAAAAAGACTGGCACTGGTGCGCATAGCACAGACGCGGAGGTTCTTGGAGAGCTTGCAGAACAATCGCACATCCCAGGACTCATTCTTGAAATCAGACAAAAGTCCAAGATTAAAAATACTTATCTGGACAAGATCTTACCGCAGTTGGATCGTGATAGCAGATTACGTACAGGTTTTAACCTCCATGGTACTACTAGTGGCAGGCTTAGTTCTTCTGGCAAACTCAATATGCAACAACTGCCTAGGGACAATCCTATTGTAAAAGGCTGTATTAAAGCAGCTCCTGGCAACAAAATTGTTGCAATGGATTTGACAACTGCCGAAGTATATGTTGCCGCTGTTCTTGCAAAAGACAAAGCACTTATGGACGTGTTCCGTTCTGGAGGCAACTTTCACTCTGCAATTGCACACAAAGTATTTAAGCTACCTTGTGAGGTAGGCGAAGTAGCAGAACTATACAGCATGCAAAGGCAGGCAGCAAAAGCCGTAACCTTTGGTATCATGTATGGTGCAGGTGCAAATAAGATCAGTGAACAAGTATCAAAAGATAGTGGCAAACCTTTTAGCCGACAAGAAGCACAAGAGGTTATCGATGACTACTTTAAAGAGTTCCACAAGCTAAAAGAGTGGATTGAAGATAACCAAAAATACATCCAACAGAATGGATTTATTTACAGCTACTTCGGTAGAAAGAGGAGATTACCAAATGTCGCATCGACAGACAAAGGCATCCAGAGTCATAGCGTTAGGTCTGGTCTTAACTTTTTGGTGCAGTCTGCTGCTTCTGATATTAACCTACTAGGAGCAATTGATATGAATGCTTGGATAAAAGCGAACAACAAGAAAGCAAGAATCTTTGCTCTTGTTCATGACTCTATCCTAGCAGAAGTACCGGAAGAAGAGATAGAAGAGTACATGGAAAAACTAGCCGCATTTATACAAATGGACAGAGGTATATCTATACCGGGCGCACCTGTTGGGTGCGACTTTGAGATTGTCCATGAAGACTATTCCGGCGGTAAGTTCGAGAAGATGTATGGTGATAGGATTTAGAAGTATACCTAAGATTACCTTCCCAGTTTTCCTGTTAGACTCGGAGAACTGGGAAGAGTATGATGGACTCTTGTTTCTTGACAACAAAGTACTAGACGATAGAAACCAGTCCGGAAAAACTTTAGGTGCTCGTAGAATGCAAACTCCCCACAGGAACTTGCATATGTTAAAGCATATGGTTGAGTACCCAAACGGTTTGTTAAAGCAAAGAACAAAGTATTTTATAGATAACAGTGGTAGACCTTTTATTTACGAAAAGACTACTATGTTACCTTTAAAATATTTAAAAATTAGTAAAGTAGAGTTGAAAGATTCTGCTACACTAATTAGAGTGAAAGGGTTTAACGCTCCTTTTACCGTGCCACGCCCTCCTGAGGTAGGTTATACTTGGGCAGGGATTTTGCATGTACAAGGCTTGCCTTGGATGCTGTATGAGTATTCGGAAACGAAACTCAAAGATACCAGAAGAAAAGTATAAAATATGGCTAAAAGACGAAAAACTCTCGCAGGTGTCAATTTTGAACTAAGAGAAATAGAACCGTTAACTAGAAACCAACTCAAAGCATTTGAGTCAACAAAAAACTTAGTACTGCATGGACTTGCAGGAACAGGCAAAACATTCATATCTTCCTATCTAGCATACGATGATATGACAAAAGGAGACTACCAAAAGCTAGTAATTATACGAAGTGCTGTACCTACTAGAGACATTGGTTTCTTACCTGGTACAGAAAAAGAAAAAGCTTCTGTGTACGAAGAACCTTATAAAGATATAGCTATAGATTTGTTTCAAAGAGGAGATGCTTATGAGATCCTCAAAAACAAAGGTATGGTTCACTTTATGACTACTTCCTTTATTAGAGGTATCACACTCAGAGACGCGGTTATTATGGTAGATGAGTGTCAAAATATGTCTTTTCATGAGTTAGACTCAATTATTACTCGAATCGGTGAAAACTGTAGAGTAATCTTTTGCGGAGACTTTAGACAGGCAGACTTAAAAGCAAATGGACTACAAGATTTTATCCGTGTTCTTAAAATGATGGACAGATTCACATTCATAGAATACGAAGTAGAAGACATTGTTAGATCCGATTTCGTTAAACAGTACATTATTGCAAAGAATGAATTAAATCTATGAAAGCAGTTATAAGTCACAGAATATATATGGATTGCACAGCCGATTTGCAGGAGCAACTCGACAGAGAGCTTACGTATACTATTCCAACTCACAACCCTTTGGATCCTCCGCAAGTTATTAAAAACATGGGGATTATTCGTAATGGGCTAGTATCTCTTCCTGTAGGACGAACGGATTTAATTCCTGAGCACTATGAGATAGTTGATAACCGAGTGAGTAAACCTGTGACTTTTCCTGAGTTTAAGTTCGAGCTACGTCCTAGCCAGAAAGATGTCTATGACGAGATTAGTGACAATGCAATAATAAACGCATGGGTCAGCTGGGGCAAGACTTTTACAGGTCTTGCAATAGCAGGCAAGCTTGGTCAAAAAACATTAGTAGTAACACATACAGTGGCTCTACGAAATCAATGGGCCAAGGAAGTGGAGAAGGTTTATGGAATTGAACCTGGGATTATTGGTAGTGGTAGGTTTGATACCGACAGTCCTATTGTTATTGGAAATACTCAGACTCTGTATCGTAACATTCCTAAAATAAGAAAAGAGTTTGGGACAATCATCCTAGACGAAATGCACCACGTCAGTAGTCCTACGTTTAGTAAATTACTAGATACAAACTACTGTAGATACAAAATAGGTCTATCGGGGACTATAGAAAGAAAAGACGGCAAACACGTTGTGTTTCGAGATTACTTTGGTAATACTCTATTTAAGCCGCCAAAAGAAAACTATATGACCCCCTCTGTAGTTGTTGTACCTTCCGAGATTCGTTTCATGGACGGTGCTAGAATACCTTGGGCTAACCGAGTAACAAAACTAGCCAACACAGA